ATTTCCTGCAATACCGCCCATAGTCATGCGAGTGTTGGCTGTTGTTATTTCTAATACTGCGGATGATGCATCAGGATTTTCTCTTAACTGCATTGCGCCTGAAAAACCAGTTAAATTTATAACTGCATCTGATGAATCTTTAAGAGTTAGGGTCTGACCAAATGTTGCGCCCTGCTCTATGATGAAATGATGATAACCTGCACTCATTAAAACTTCCTATAAATTGCATGGTATCTACCATTCTGTAAGCATCTGCTCGTTTAACTATAACAAAGAATTTAGCTAGATGCTTTCTTTGTTGTTTTCTTGGTAGTTTTTTTCTTTGCAGTTGTTTTTTTAGGTGCTTTACCACCTTCCCATGCTTCATTCACATCAGGAGTGCTAGGGTCGTCTGCTTGTAATTGACCTTTATCGTTTCTAGCTCGTTTGACTTCTTTAACTTCCGCTTCTACCTGTATGGTTTGTTCTGCTGAATCAACCTTAACTTCCATTGCCCAACCATTAGCAATAAATGCTTCCATGACATCATCCTGCCATTGACCTTCTGAATGTATGATTTCGTTAGCTTTGTAAAGCCTAACCTCAGTTCCTTTCTCATTGCTTGAAGCTGGTTTTGGAACGATTACTTTAAATGTTCTTGACATAGTTTCTACCTGTAAAGATGGGGGGAATTAATCCCCCCAAAGTTTGCTCAATTAAGCGTTGTGTACAACATTAGTTGTAGGAGCATTACGAGGTCTGCTCTTTACAATAACGCCTGCGATAGGTGTACCAGTTGAGTGAGTTCCAGTTTTAGCTAGTACCAATCTCAAATAGCGTTTGCCACCTACATACCCAATCTGCCAATTGCCACCAGTTGTGCCTGGGTCACCATCTGTGGTTCCGTCCAGTTTCAACCAAATACCACCTGCAGCAATAGTTCCGTTGATGATATCAGCCTGTACACAATCAGTGTAAGTTGAATCGTCATCAGAATGCTCTAATGATATTTCAAAGTAGACTGAGCCTGAAAGAGTATCTCCTTCTGCACCAACATCTACTATGGCTGTAGCTTCTTCAAAGCCTTTTAAGTCAACTCCTGTGCCATTAGCACCAGCAGTTTTAACGGCATTGATAATTGAGTTACTTACGACAATATTATGTGTTAAATCTTGCATAGTTTACTCCTTAAGCTGAACATTTAAGTTTATTGATAGCTTCTGACTGAATTACTTGACCACCAACACGCTTTCTAGCAATGTATCTTACATTACCAGTTGTAGCTTGTGTGAATGGGTCGCGTAATACAGCTAGATTTACTCTATCAACGATCATATAAGCCCTTCTGAAATCACCGAATGCAACTGGATAGGTATTAGAACCTTCACTTGGCATATCAGTAGCTTCAACATATGGGTGTCCAAGTATGGTGTTAACCATATTGCCACCGAGCATCATCCCAGGTTGGAACACATACTGACCAGCAGTATCTTTCAGCTTTCTGATAGAGGCTAAAGTAGCTCTATTGAAAACAAAAGTACCATTTCTTGTGTAGTCAGACTTAATGTTGTGTACCAATGAAATGAGTCCATCACCTGTTACAGCAGCAGCACTTCCTGAATTTACTTCAGTAATAGTTGCGTCCATAAATCCTTGTGGCTTGCCTACTGCGTTACCTGAAACAAATGCAGTTCCTTCAGCTTTTGCAAATTGCTCTGCAAACTCTGATTGCATTTCTGCTTCCAAGTCAAACACTGTATCTTCTAAGTCTTGCTCAGAGATATCTACCAATGCATACATTTCGTGTGCAGGTAGTTCTTCTAAACCGACTGTATATCCAGTAGTTTCACTTCTAGTACCACTTTCAGAAACCCACTGTGCTGCGAATTGTCCATCTCTTTTTGGGATTTGGATGCTTCTAGCACCTGTGGAACGAACTCTAGCAATACTTCTGATAGGTGAGATTTCAGTAATTGTTTTTAACAATTCTCTCACATACTCAGGTGGTGCTAAATATCCGCCTGTTGAGTCATTGCTGACAGTTAATGCTTTCTTTTCATCAGGTTGCAGACCATCAAGTCCTTTCCTGCAATATCTATCAAAAGCATTGAGATACTCATCAACTTGCTTAGATTCAAAGCCTGAGTCAGGTCTAGTGACCATAGTCTCAATCTTGGAAACTTGCTCCTTGATTTGTTCAGCGTTTTGCTCAGCAATTGTTAACTTCTGATTCATTTCCTCGTAAGAATCCAATTTGGCTTCTATTTTAGAAAGTTTTTCTTCGTTATATGCTGAACTCTCGCCTTTCTCAATTTGTTCAAGTCTTTCGTCATTAACTTTCTTAAATTCGTTGAAAGTTTGACCTAAGTCTTGAATAGCGTTCTTTATATCTTCCGACATAATTTACTCCTATTAAGTTTTTAAGGTTAAAGTTAGTTCTTTTATGGCATCTACCAGTTCTGCACTTTCATCAACCTCTCGTTGATCAAAACACTTAGTTACTGCCTTTGCAGCAACTTTTGCTTCTGAACGAGATAAGTTGAATGCATCACGCAGTCCATTCTCCCATTCCCTAATGGAGTACTGTTCACCTTTTACCGATCTGACAGTTGCCTGCGGATTCATCGGGAAAGTTACTAGGGACACTTCCATTAAATCTACTTCTTTGATAATGCGTTTATTACCACGCTTATCATATGAAACTTCTTTTGGGTTTACTCTAAAGCCTATTGATAGACCATCTAATGCACCCATTTTTAATAATTCGTAGGCTTCTGCTCCTGCTTGTGTTTTAAGAGCCAGCCTACCTTTGACCACAAGACCGTGTTCATCTTCTCTAATCTCATCAAAAACACCGATAGGCATATCTGACTTGTGTTGATATAAGAGTTTTACATTCTGTGGTTTTCTTTTCTTTAATGATTTGGCGAATGCACCTGCTTCAATAACATCATTACCTAAGTCTTTATTACCAAAGACAGAACCATAGCCTTCAAATGTGCCATAGTTTTTATCTTCATCTTCGTCTTGGTAAGCTTTAATGCTTGATTTAATTTCAATAGATTCTTTCTCTACTTCTTTCTCAGAGTTCATCTCATCAACAGTTTCTTCTGAGTTAGGCTTAGATTTGCCAAACTCAATGATATAAGAATCATCAGTTTCTTCTACTGCTCTTATGTGCTTTTCATCATTCTCTATAGAATCTTCTTTATTAGAATCGTACTGATTAGTACAGACAGCTAGGCGTTGGTCGGAATCGGTATATTCACTCGTCATAGTGTCATCTCCCATACATCTTTTTAAAAAGTCTTGCCTGTTTTCAGAACTATTAGGTTTTGGAATAGGCATATCCACATATAGTACATAAAGGGTTGGATAAGCACAAGATATAGATTAAATAAATAAATATAAATAATATTCCAAAAAGGGTTTACATTTGTCCAAATCACTTTAATATGACTCTTATATTAATTAAACGGAGATAAAATGAAAAACTTAATAACCAACAACTACTACTCAGGTGGAAACTTAGACATACTTGCAGAAGCAGGTTACACAGAAGATGATTCACTTTGCACTTTTAAGCAAGCCATGAAACACTTTGAAGTAACAGGCGATATGCTTAAAGGTCTTAAAGGTCTTGGTACAACTCTTTGCTTCTATAAAGAACAAGAAAACAAAGAGACTGGCGAAAAAGAAATGGTAAGAAAACTCTTTACTGTTTTTGATTCTAAAGACATCATCAGAGTAATAGAACATAACTCTCAAAAGGTAGCTTAACAGCTACCTTTTTTTTAAAGGAAAATAAAATGAATAAAGAATTAATAAATAAAAAAGTAGAAACCGAATTTAACAGTTTTGGTATGCGCAAATACACTCAAGGTACATTTTTAATAAGTTATTTTATGTATGGTGGTACAGAGGTAGATGGTGAATTTATATTAGGCAAAGGTTGTGATTTTTACCCAAGATTTGCCGATGGTATGAGAACTCACGACTACAAACGCTCTAAAGAGTGTTTAGACATTGCCGAAAAATATGGACATACTCATTATCAATTAGTCAAAAAAATGTACTTAGATGGTACAGATGGTGGCGGTTGGATGGAAATGAATAAAATAATTAAAGGTGAGTTTAATTTTAGACATGGCGTAACAGTAAACTACACGACCGAGCAAGGTAATTACACAATATAATTTTATGAATATTAATTTAACCAACCAAGAAGTAATAGCATTACAGATGTGCATATTTGAAAAAGCCAACAAAGAAATAGAAGATGGTAACCATAATATGCTATCTGAAGATACGCCTTTAATGACAGCGTTAGATAAAATTCTTAAAACAAATACAGGTCAAGAAAAATGAAATGGATAACAATAGAACAAATGACTGGTGATACTAACTCAGAGCATTATGCTTATTGCCCTAGTGATTATTATATTTTAGAAGAAAATGCTGATGATAATGTTTCTGATCGCCTTATATTAAGCAAGTTTCTAAACCAAACTATTACTACAGATGATATTTATGAAGATCAAGAAACTGGTTGGTATTGGCATGGTAAATCAATTTATATAGTTAGAAGCATTAAAGATATAAACGAAGATGAATTGGTGACAATTAGGAACTTTGTTTATGCAAAAATATTAAATACACACTAAATAATATTCCAAAAAGGGTTTACATCTATTAATTAACCTAGTATGATGTACTCATATTAATTAAACAAAGGATAAAATGAAAAACTTAAATAACCCAACCAACTCAAAAACCATTGCAGGTTTAAATCAAGAAACCCTTTTGGCTGTAGTTAAAGAACACTGTCTTTATGCAGATGCAGAGTGCTTTAAATGGTACTACGATGTTGCAGATGTATGTCAAAGATTTAACATAGATAGCGATACATTATCGCAAAAGGAGTGGCAAGTTGTAGCAGACTTAATAGCAGAAAATTTGCCTACTAACTTTTTTAATCAAACTTGGTAAGGGGTAGCATTATGAAATTTACAGAAGCCCTAGAAAGATACATTAACGAAGCACCAAGTTCTTTTGACAAAGTACCATGTAAGTCTAAGTCTACAGAAAGAATGCGTGGTTGGTTAATGCGAGATGCTTTAAATCACCATATTGGTTGGGTACCATACAGTGGTCGTATTACATATATAGATCACAACTCAACACAAGAATATATTATTGATTAAAGGTCTCTTTCATCTGCGTAAACTATTACGCATCTACAATTAATAACATTTTTTGCACCACCTCTGCTATCGCCTGCAAAACTCATAGGAACTCCACCAACAATAAAATCTTCTGACATATCCACAGTTTGTCCACTGGCTGCAGAATGTGCTGATCTTGTTCTAGCATCGTTGGTAGCTACCCATTTTTTTAACATTTTTATCCCCAAGTCTTTCTCAACTGTTGCGTGGTAAGAATGGTTTGCAAAAGATGCGGCATTATGTGTTTCTGTTCTTGCTATAAGTGCAGCACGGCTTCTGCTTACTGGTAAAAATTTACTTGATACTAATTTAGCTATTTGTGGCAAAGTTAAATTATCTGCTCTGCCTTGTTCTATTAAGTTGCTTATTCTTGTAGCCATGCGCTCTGTAATGCCTGCTAAGATTAATTGCCTATTGGCAAAGTATTGATTAACAACTAACTCAAAATCTGTACTTCTACCAAATACAAATGCCTCATCAGCTTTTCTTAAATATTCGTACTTTTCTTCATTACTTCTGTATATCGCCTTAAAAACTCTTTTGTAATGCGCAAGCATTAGTGGAAAAAAATCCTCATTAAGAGATTGTTGTGCAATTTGTATTTCATATATTCCATACTGACTGTATAGATGTAAATGTGTATTTAAAAACTTTCTAAATAATGTATTTAAGTTTCTATAAAATCTTTTTTCTAAATTATTTCTAAGAACTAATTGTTTTCTTGACTCTAAGCGTGTATTAATTCTGCCCTGTCTAAAAGTATTTATTCTTTTAGTGGCTGTTCTCACTTTTTCGGTCTGCCTTGACTATCTGTAGGTCCTTTAGATTTTAGTGGGTGTCCATCAGGAAAAAGGTCAGTATCGTGTTTACCACCTTTAAATTTGCCGCTTGATAATGCTCTTAAAAAAGAATTAACCCTAGCATATGCCCAACGATCAGCACCACCTTGTCTGCGTACACTTGGTCTTACGCTTGATGGATTAGTATTATAAGCACCTACACCTCTACGAAATACTTGCGTAAGCATACCCAGTGTAACTTTCTTAGTTTTGCTATCGCCATATTTTTCATTATGCTCTTTAACTTTTTCTTTTAAGCCATTTCTAACTGTTTCGCTAAGTGCTTTTTCATCTTCAACAAAACCAATATGTTCCTCAAGTTCGTACTCTTTAGATTCTTCTCGTTCTATTTGATTTCTTACTTTTTTTGACCAAGAGAAACCTGCATCACCACCCCATAAAGCCCATGCAATTCTACCAGCACTAGGGTAGCCTTTTTCGCCTTGACTAAAACCTTCTGCTTGTTTATCTACTTCATGCCTAGAAAAAAAACTGTACATTCTTTTGACTGTAGAAATAGATAGCCTTTCCTTATTCATGAGTTGGTTTGCTCTTGCTACACCAACAGCAGTACCACCTCTTTTATACTTTTTTCGCCATTGCAGACCTCTTGCTGCTTCTTCTGCCATAGAATTGTTAGGAACTGTATTTATATCTGATAATGCTTTTTCTTCTTCTAAGAGTTCTAATATTTCTTTATCAGTTTCTTCGTCATCATAATCTTCTAAATCATTTTCATTAACTGGATTTGCAGGTTTTTCCACGCCTTCATCACCAAGAGGAAATAAGTTAGCTGATATATATAGATCATCTGCTCCATCTAACGGCTCTAATCCAAGCTGTTCTCTTGCTTCATTCCTAGTCATGATTCCTTCTCTTACAGCAGAGGTAACATTTTCGTATACTCTTTTAACTCTCTCTGACAATGCAGGAATAGCATCAATGTCAAACTCTAATGTGAGACGATCATCAAACAATGGAACTAACCACTCGTTAAGGTCTGATGCGATCTTTCTTAAGTGTGGAATAATTGTTTCTTCATACAGAGCAAGTCTTGCTTCTGCAACATTAGAATAGGTTTGACTGTCAGGAACACCTACTAACTGGCTAGGTACACCAAAGCATAGAGCAATGTCTGTTGCACTCATGTGTTTTAAGGTTGCAAAATCCATGTCTTTAGGACTCAGACCCATTTCTTTCCAATCAAAGTCTCCCTCTAATAACATAGGTCTGCCTGCATTACCTGCACCACTAAATCTGTTATTTAAGTCTGTGAGTAATTGTTGTCTCTGTGATTCTGTTAAATTGACTGCAAAGCCTGCATCATCTTGTGGTTTGAAAACAACTGCACCACTTGGTCTTGCACCATTTTGTAAAAGATTGACATTGTGCTTGCTAGCCATGTTAAATTGATCTACCTCAACTGCTGCTGCACTTAACGGACTTAGACCATAGTAATCATCTAGCGGATGCCATAGCTTGACGTGTTTTAGTTCGCTAAAGCCGTTTTCTTGATCTATAAGATATGTGTGAGCAACTCTACCATTCACCATGTATTCATATTTTTCAGGTATAGGCTTACCACTGCCTTTTATGTTTATGCGATCAGGTCTTAATTGATGCAGTTCTTTTGGTGCGCCCATGTCGCTACCAGTCTTAAGAATGTAAGCGTTACCACTTAACAACACATATCCAAACAGACTGTTAAAGAACTCACTGTAGGATTGCAGTGGGTTAGGTCGCATAAGAAGATCAATCAAGGGATGTTCTTCTATGATTTGATCACCTGCCTTAAGCATAAAAGGCACAGCACTTGCACCTTTGCTTATCTCATTCACGCATCTATAAACAATCGCGTTTTTAAGATAGCCTTCTTTTGCTAAGTCTTGGTATTTATAGGTCTTTGCTTCTTCAGTGCCAACACCAAAGTAACCCATCATGTTTGAATTTTTTTGCTCAACAGGTTTGCTGTTAAACAATCTTTGTAGAAATGTTTGTTCTGCCATTAGCTTATTCTCCAATTTACGTCACCCTTTGATCTACTTAATTCGGTTATACCCCAAACTAAAGCATCTAATCTGTCAGGGCTTGGTTTTGTTTCTCCTAAATAGCTACACATTTGTGATTCTAATTCAGGAAAATATCCAATGTGATGAACACGCCTTTGCTCGTAAAGTGCTGCAATTGGCTCTGCTCTTATTAGCTTGCCTCTTGTTGCTCTTACAGACCTATAAGGAATGTTTAAATCCATTCCTCTTAATAGTCTCTCCACCAAATCTCCACCATTGTTTGTTTCTGCAACTATACGATCAGCGCTCCAGTCATAATAACAATTAATGGCTTTTTTTGCCCATGCGTCAGGTGAATATTTGCCTGAAACATCTTCAAGTACATAATACTCATTATTAAGGTCTTTGCCAACTACCACAATTCCTGTTTCGTCTGAATCTTCATTGCTAGTTACGGCAGGGTCAATTGCTACAATAATTTGTTTTAATTCTTTTTCCGTATCTTCATGTAGTCTAGCTTCATCTATTAGTGCACTAGTCCATAAAGCACCTTCTAAATTTTCTATTATTTCAGCATATAATTCTTGTCTACCTAGTGTAGTACCTTCATATTTATCTCTAAGCATAGCAAGTGCGCTTTCAGCTAGGTTATCTTCATTTTCAAAAGTATTACCAGTGGTAACTGCCACATCTTCCCTTGCAACTAAGTCTCTTATAATTTTTGTAGGCTTTGGCGTGGTAGTGATAAGGCACTGTGGATTTTTGCCTAGTCTTAAACCAAACATAAGTTGATCAAAGGCTTCTGGGTATCGCCATGCTGCAACCTCATCACACCATGCCCTATGAAACTGTGGACCTCTTAATCGCTCAGGCTCAGATGCTGCATAACCTACAATCTTTGAGCCGTTATGTAAGCGTATTTCACTTATACTTGATGAGTACCCTTTCATGTCTTTTGTAACTGAAAGACACTCTTTAGGTATTATAGAGACTAAACCACTTGGACCACCAAAACATACTCTCCTA